TAGGGGTATATGAAAAGTGGGAAGAGGCGTGGAAAAACGACTATCCGGTGTCAAGAATAGGAGTATTGAACGAATACGAATATTTTTGTGATTTCATTGGGGCATCGTTTTTTTGGGACGCCACCGAGAATGGTTCTGATTTTTGGATAACCATCTCGGAATCATGAGACGCATAGTAGAAGAACGCCTAAAGCTCTCACAAATACGAGAGCTTATGTGGCAAAACGGGAACAAAACCGGATATTACTTTGCCAGATCGGATGGTGAGGTTTGGTATCGTGAAAAGAATGTGCATTTTCCGAATACAACGTGCTGGTACTGGTGCGAAGAACGAGTGGAAGATGGGTTAAGATTTATTAATGAATACTAAAACAGGGAACGAATGAAAACATTTAATCTGAACAGTGATATTTATATCCAAATAAACGAGGGCGGATGGAATCATCTAAAAGAAACAGAATCAAGCGAATATATTAAACATTGTATTGATAACAGGAAAGTAGAAATAGATGGAGAGGCCTGGCATAGATTACAAGCCCATCAGGTTATTGATTTATTCCCAATAAATTTTGGCAGAACTCCGTTTTATAGTCTTAATATAATGATTGATGACTCTTCTTTGTTATGAAAACCTACATAATTGATTATTGCGTCTACATGAACGACGGGTATTTCGAAAGTCATACCATTAAGGTAAAAAATGCTCCAAGCGAGTTGGTGGCAAAAGTCAGGCTGGAGGGGTGGTTGGAAATGAAATGGCCTAATTTTAATAGGCTGGTTGTGTACAAGTGCCGGGAGGATATATTGGGCGGAATGGGCGGGATTTTTGGTGATATATTTAAATAAAATAAAATAAGATGAAAGTAGTAATTAACAAATGTTTCGGTGGGTTCTCAATAAGCAGAGAGGCCGCAGTATTAATGTCGTCAATAGGGAGCGAACAGGCTAAGGCTGAATTGGATCAAAGTGTTGATTTTTGGTATGGATACGGGTATGTAAAAGGATTCGATAATGGGTATTCAAGAGTTGATGAGCATTTAATATACGCAGTGGAAACTCTTGGGGTAAAGGCAAACGGATGTTCCGCAAGACTTGTGGTGTTAGAAATACCGGATGGTATAAAATGGAGTATTGATGATTATGACGGAATGGAGTCGATAGAAGAGGAACATAGATCGTGGTGATATATTTAAATAAAAACAACTAATATGAAAAAAGAAAAATTAGAATTGGAGGATATAACAATATCAGGTTTAAACAAAGACGGGTTCCTAATGGTTACGACGTGGACACCGTGTGAGCAAATGTACATCCACAAGGATGATATATCCGCGCTAATCGAATTTTTACAAAACCAACTAAAACAAACCAAACTATGAAAATTTTAAATGAACGACCAACCGGAATGTCGGTTATTGATTATCACGCTGAACAATCAGCGTTTAAAAAGTGGCTAAAATTTTACAAAAAAGGTAGATTAATGCAATGGATTATCAAAAATGGAATTAAAACCTTGGAGTATGCCTGACCCATTCATCCTGCTCAAATATTACGATCCAAATATACCATCGGAGGAATATGCCAGATATAGCCAAGTCGGATGGAGTCAAGTCTTGCCTCTCTTGCGCAAATTAAAACCAGATTACAGTAATTTCCCCCAGGGCGAACGACTGTCACGTGAACAATTCGAATCGAGTAAAACGGGGTGCACATTGGTTAGGCAAAACGACTCCGGTGAAGTATGGGAATATGGTGACTTCGGTAACAAATTTAAACGTGCGAAGTATGACTCCATTTGATTTATTACCCGCGATTAAGTCAGTTTTTGGGCTAACGATTGCTGACATAACTGGCCGGTCTCGGTCTGATGATGTAAATTATGCAAGGCGGGTTTATGTCTATATATTGCTGAACGATTTTTCCCTATCGGTTGACGGAGTAGCCTCTTTAATTAAACGGGACTCGACATCGGTATATTGGTACAAGAACAATATGGATGGGTGGGTAAAATGGGATAAAAAGTTTGCCGAACTATTAAAAAGTGTTAAATATCAGGCGAATAACTTGCAGATGTGACATTAATTTTGTAAATTTGTAGAAAAAAAACTAATAAGATGGAAAAGAGTGAATTTGAACAGGACTATAAGTCTATGGTAAGGAAGCTGTTTAAAATACGGTTAATGGAGCTTGGGTTAGCAGCGACGTCTGATTTTTACGATTTATCCGCAAGGGTTAGCCCATGTGCTACATGTATTTTAAAAACAGTGGAGTTTTCACCTAAACCCGGAGACTTAGTAACCGTTATCAGTCCCCGTGGAAAAAGTATGTTTTTATATAAATCTGGTGATTGTAAAAGAGGCGGAGATTCAAATGGTTTTGCAGTTTTACACAGAGACGGTGGGTTTCTCTCTGGATTGGGTATTTGGGATAAGTTTAACGATACCGACGATTGGCATTTATCCACCAAATCAGAACGTTGCGAATTTATTGACGCCATGGTGAAGGCTGGGTATAGATGGAATGCGAAGAAGTTAAAGTTGAGTAAGGTTGAGAGTGGGTTTAAAATTGGTGATTTCGTGTATTGGAGTGGTAACAACCCCCGACCTGCAATCATCCTAAGACATTGCCACAGCTTCTCAGATAGTTGGGTTTTATGCGGCATAAACAATTTAGATGGAAACAATTCATCTGCTTCTGAGAAACATTTACGTTTAGCAACAGAAACCGAAAAGAGGCAACTAATTGATCTATTACACTCCACTGGAAAGGATTGGGATGCTGTTAATAAAGAGATAGTTGAACTGAAATTTGCCCCCAGAGACGGAGATTTTATCCTTACCGACCGTGGTTTTTTAGCTATATTTAAGGGTAATAAGGTTCCATCTACTGGTAATGAATTTGAGTTTTATTATCATTCAATGCTTTACGACTTAGGGTCTACGGTTCAATTAGATGATTGGTGTGCCGCTAAGCCTTCCAGGATAATGACAGATGGTGAGAAGCAAATTTTTACTAATAAATTGGCAGAAAAAGGTAAGAATTGGAATCCGGAAACTAAACGAATCGAACCGATTAAGTGGAGGGCTGAAAAAGGAGGGATATACTGGCAATCATTTTGTAATGCAAATAACGGAGACACCGAATATAGACCACACGCCTCTACTGAAAATAGAGATCCGTTTGACAATGCTATTTACACCCAGGGAGATTACCATAAAACAGAAGAGGATTGCCAACGTTTTTGTAACGCGCTGAATTTAACTATTAAAAACTTTAAATAAAATGGCCGAACAAATCATGCGACACTATCGGGAAGGTGGCAAGTTAACACATTCGGGGGTTGAGATCCTCCCTAACGGAAAAGATATTGACTACATTGTGATAAAAGAGGTAAAATGGTCTGAAACGGAAGAGGTAAATGGAAACGCCAAACCATGTTTTATAGCGGTCTTTGATAAGAATCTATATACTGACCGTCCGATGGTACTAAATGCCAAGAACAAAAAGACCCTACTAACCCTGACAAAAAAGGACGAATATGGCCTGGAAACAATTAAAAACCTTCCAGTCCATTTAACTAAAGAATCAACCAAGATGGGGTTAGGTTTACGAATCAGCCTCATTCCCGCTAAAAAAGCAGGTGTTGACCCGGAGAAAAAGGCAAGACTCGATGTCAATAGCCCAAACTTTGAAGCTATTTTAACCTGGCTAACCTCCGATCCAGAACATACTATTGATACTGCTACCAAAAAATACGACGTATCACCAGAAGCATTAGCTTCATTAAAAAAAGCAAAAGATGAGTCAAACAAGTAACAGTGGGAGTAGCGGATTTTTATCACTTTTATTAGTGGCATCTATCGTCCTTAAATTAACAAATGTAATCACATGGTCTTGGTGGTGGGTTATGGCTCCGTTTTGGGGAGGAATAGTATTGGCTGTATTTGTATTTGCAGGAATTATAATTTATCACATAATAAGGAAATAGCATGGACGAAAGAGAAAAAAGGTGGAAGCAGGCCAGATGTGAAAATATAACATCATCCCCATTAGCTAAATTAAACACAAAAGGAACAAAAGGTCGACTTTGGGGAGATCAGGCTTGCAAATATTTATGGGAAAAAATATATGAGCGGCGTAGGCATAAGCCAGTACGAAACGAGGATAATAAAAACTTCCGGTGGGGACATGAACAACAACCAATAGCTATAGCTTGGCTTAGGGAGAATACGATGTGGAATGTTTTTGACTGCGAGTGTGATGGAGATGAAATAACATTCGTAAAACCGTGGAGCGATGTTAGGTATGGGGATTCTCCAGATTTCTACGTAATGGGTGACAATGGGAAAATAGAGGCCATCGGGGAAATTAAATGTGTTGTATCACAGGCTAAATTTGAGGAATATACATTATCGACCCCTGCTGATTTAATTGACGAATATAAGGAGCAATTGGCCGCACACTTAATGGCTCATCCGGGAGTTGATTTATTGTATTACGTTATTTACGATGGGCTATCGGTTGATGATGAATTGGATTTTGTCGACGTAATGGATGCGAGTAGGGGTATAATAGTAAAATACACACGCGAAGATTTTGGAGACTTAATACCGGAGTTGGAAGTTAGAATACGTGAGGCAGACGCTGCGGTTAATGAGGCGATAAGATTAGGGGTAAAAATAGAGAGTATATTAAATAATTAAAAACGATGAAACAAGCGACTGGATATTTTATATCATTATTTGGATTTATAATATTATTTACGTCATTTATTCCAGCCATAATTGTATCTATTCTAGTCTGGGACAACGAGCCCATAAATGATGTATATGAGATGGTTGACAAGTATGTGCATAAATTTTTATAACAATGGAAGGATTTCAAAAATATCAACATATAGAAAGGCTCGGAACACAGGAGACTTACGGTATCCTATATGGAATGGTTTGGGTTTTTCCGAAAATAGATGGAACTAATTCGCAATTATGGCTATCGTCTGATTGCGTGATACATGGTGGTAGCAGGAATAGAGAATTGGAATTTGACTCCGATAACGCTGGATTCTTTAAATGGGCTTGCGCGGAAACAAAATTCTTTAACTTTTTTGAAATATACCCAAACCTTCGCCTTTATGGAGAATGGCTCGTACCTCATACATTAAAGACATATACCGAAGAAGCCTGGCGTAATTTTTACGTTTTTGACGTTATGCGAGAAGATGGCTCCTATTTATCTTACGATGAATACCAGCCATTAATGGAGGAATATGGGATCGAATATATTCCACCAATTTGCAAAGTTGAAAATCCTACAATTGAGCGTATCCAAAACCAACTTGAAAAGAATGGATACTTAATTAAGGACGGAATGGGTATCGGTGAAGGTATTGTAATTAAAAACTATGATTACCAAAACAAATATGGTAGGATTACCTGGGCTAAAATTGTCGCAAATGAATTTAAGGCTGCTCACAGTAAAAAAGAGGTGACCGAAATAAAGGAGCGCACCCAGGTAGAACAGGCTATTGTTGATAAATACGTGACGTTGGAATTGTGTGAAAAAGAATATGCAAAAATAGAGGTGCTGGAGGGCGAATGGACTACAAAAATGATACCTCGCCTCCTTAATACTGTCTATTTCTGCCTTGTATCTGAGGAATCCTGGAATTTCGTAAAAGAATTTAAAAATCCGATAGTCGATTTTAAAAGATTATCGTATCTTTGCAATGAGAGAGTAAAATTATTAATGACTAATTTATTTTAAAGTTATGGCACAACAGGAAATGTATTATTACAACGACACCTTCTATCCAAGTATGGAGGATTTAGCAGAAGGTTTAGAATTAGAAGACGACGAAAATAGCGACGATACTATTTTTAAGGTAGAAGATTGTGATCTGGAGCCAGTATTTAAACTCGATTCAAGAAAACTATACGAAATGCTTGTCGGCGAATTCGAGGATCGCTCCTCTGAGGATGGAGACGAATGGGATACCGTGGAAGACTTATTGAAAAAGTATGTAAACTTTGACGAAATTAACGCACGCATTCCAGATTTATGGTTTCCAAACGGAACGTATAAGGAGTGGACGAAAAAAAAGTTAATAGAATTATACGAATAATAACATGATAACCCAAAAACAAGTAAAACTAATCGGTGTTCGAGTTCAGAACCACCGAAATATTGTAGCCACCCTACTTACTCCAGAAATACTGAGCAAAGATGTAATCAAACTTGTCGGAGTCGAAGGCTCTGGCAAGACATCTGAGTTGGACGCTATAACGACAGCTTTTGCTGGAAACGATGCCATTAAATCCAAATCATCCTTGCTTCCTGGTTATTTATCCGAAGTACAACTGTCCGATGGCGACCATAAGATTTTTCTTGGAGCAAGAATGGCCGTCATAGGACGTGGAGATAATAAAGGCGAGTCTAAGTTTGAAACCTTTCTATTCGAAAAAGGAGCTGACGGAAAGGAAAAAGACGTAATGATGGACGGTCATAAATGGACAGCCGCAGAGTATCAAAAAGAAATTACTACAAACCTCATCTTCTCCCTACCTAAACTGTTTTCAAAAGTTTGGTCTGAGCATAACGAACTGATTGAAGGCCTGTTTGCTCCGGAATTAAACAAACTCGGAATAAAAGAAAAGGTTGCAGAGATTCTGGCCGCAAAAGAAAAGAGGGATTCGGCAAGGGATTATTGTAGCAGGCTGGGGGCGTTTAAGGAAAACTTTGACGATGAGGGACTGAATTTGGACGATCTGGCTGTATTGGTTGAGGTGGATTTGGATTCACTTCAAGGAGAAATGACTAAATTGGAAGTCGCAAAAGGTAGCTTGGTGTCAAATGCTACGACTCAAACTGAACTTAATAAATCTCAGGCGCAATCAGTAAGGGATTTAGAGTTGCAAAAAATTAAGGACAAGGCCGGTAGGGATGTTACGGCAATGCGGGAGCTGGCGGACAAAATTAGTGGCGAATACAGATTAAGTCTTGCCACTTTTAATGAGAAATCAAGTAAGGTAGGCAGCGCGACAGAGTCACTAAACGAGACATTGGAAGAAGTTAGACATCTTCCTTTCGTATCAGATGGTACATATTTAGATGTTAAAAATATTTTGGATAACTCATACGGGGAATATAAGAAACTAAATGATTCAGGTATTTGTCCCATACAGCCTATCCTCCCAACTTTCTCCACCGATGGTATACCAACTATCCCAGAAAATGTATCGCCAGAATTTGAGCCTTATATCAAGTCACGGAATACCCTCTTGCTGGAATACTCAACCCTAAAAGAATCAGAGCTTATTTTTGAGACAGTTAATCCGGAAAATACATCTGAATACGACAAAAAGATTGCCGACAAAAAGGCCGAAATCGACCGTGCCAGAATTAATAACAAGAATTACGACCGATACACGACGTGGGCAGATTGGATTGACAAAAAGAACCTATACGAAAGCAGAATTGACGAACTCCGTAGGCTATATGCTTCGGTTAACACTGGCGTAGACGGGTTACGTATTGTTCCCACCGAGGAGTCTGGGCGTGTTCGTTGCTGGATGGAATACAACGGTGTTTATGATAAGGGATTCTTTGGTAATACGACAGGTGAATCTCGTAGATTGTTTGAATATTCAGGTGCGCAAATGGGAATCATTGCCGTCTTGTTGCAGGCTGCACGGTTAGACTTGAAAGACAAAGCACTGCGATTGGTTATCTTACAGGCTGTCCCGATGACGAGTAAAGGTTTGGCTATATTAGCCAAGGTATGCGATGAGAAAAAAGTACAGTTGATTACAGACCAGACTGATGAGCATTACGACTTGAATAGTTTGGATGATTCGACTGTGGTTATGGAAAACGGTGAGGTGTTTTTTAATAAATAGGAAAGATGGATGAAGAAAGCAAAATTAGTATGGAAGAAATAAGAGCTTCTATTGAGGATTATGATCCTTGGCCTAATTTAAATTGGGGAGAATCACCCTCTGATAATGTTTTGGATTACGACGATGAGCTTGACGGCTACGATTATGATGAAGATTTCTACGACACCAATTCTACTCATATATGACCCCAGAACAAACAAATTTTATCTCCTACTGCCAGGCGGAGCGTGAAAAGTTTATCCGGCGATTTACCAAAAAACCCAGAAATGGATGGGAACGAGTTATGGCCGAAGATATGGTTATATGTGTTGAGAATATTATTAATGAATTAAAAAAGGAATATGATTCGAGACAGCCAGCAAATAATTGATCTAATTCTAACCCGTCATAACCAAACCATAGAGGTTGTGACGGGTAGAATCCAAACGAAGCAGGTTTCAAATTGTCGCGCTCTGATTTATGCCGGCTTACTCAGATACTCCGAATTAAGTCTGGATGATGTGGTTAAAATGTTTAATCGAAGCCAAAACTCTGTTTCGGTTCAGGTTAATAGGATTACGAAAACGGAGGAATGGAAAGAGGTTCAGAAATTAATAATTGGGATTAAATGAAAAACCCACTAATTGACTCTATGTCTAGATGTAAGCCGTTAATGGATACTTTGAAATATTGGGCCAGTGCAGAATATGCAGAGTCCATAATGGCGGAATCTAAAAAATACTACGGAAATCCAATAGTTTATGTGCGAAGTGAACCAATAAAAAGAATAAAATGACACCGAAAGAAAAAGCCGAAGAGTTATTGGAAAAAATGCATAAGTGTTTATTTTCTGATGGGTTATATGATGCAAAACAATGTTCTATGGTCGCCGTAGAGGAAGTTGTAGATCAGTGGGACTATATAGACACCTATCTTGGGGATGGAAGAGGAGAATTGAATCCAAATTTAAGGTGGTGGCAGGAGGTTAAAAAGGAATTGGAAAAACTATGAAAATAACAAATATAAACCCACTTTACCCAACTATCATCTATCACAATGGGGATAAATTTACGTACGAGGGAAATATATATGAGGTTATTGGATTATTCCCTGGTGGATATAGTTTTTCGGACGCCCATTCACAGAAAAAGAATACACTTTTAAAAATAGTTAATTTAAATAAAATGGGAGCTAAAACTTTTCAGGACGCATTAGATGCAAAAGCCGAATTAGAGGGCGAAATAGGCCATTCTATAGTTAAATTTGAAAAAGAATTTGGAATCAAAGTCTGTTCAATTTGGCTGGAACATCGTGAATTTAAGGCAGAGCGGGGAGCATTAATAGTGTCAGAGGTAGGAGTTAGCGCAGAAATAAAACTTTGACCCCCACTCTTCGCCCCCATCAACAAACCCTCCACAACGAGACCCTCCAAGCAATGAAAAGGTACAAACACTGCCTCATTGTTGCTGGATGCTCTTTCGGGAAAACGTTTCTATTCTCCTACATGGCGTCTCTTACCCAGGCCAAATGTAAGCGTATGATGATACTATCAAACCGTAGTGAAATACTAACCCAGTCTGGAGGGGCGTTGTCTCAATTTGGTGTAACCGCTGACTATATTGACCCGGCCCATCCCCACGTGCCCACCTCTTTAGTTTCCGTCTGTATGGCTCAAACCCTACGACGCAGGTATAAACGAAAGGAATGGGAAGAGTATATACGGAGCTTGGACATTATTGTTATTGACGAAGCGCACTCTCAGGATTTTAACTTTCTTTTTGAGTCCGGTCTACTTAAAAATAAATGGGTTTTAGGTTACACGGCCACACCGAAAAGAGACGGGAAACAACGGCAATTAGGGCTTGATTACGAATGTATTGTGGAGGGAATTGACTCAGAGGAATTAATGAAGCAAGTATGGCTCGTCAGGTCTAAATACTTCTCAGTTGATGCCCCTGATTTAACAAAAGTCGGAACTGATTCGCTGACGGGGGATTATAAGGCGCCAGAACTTTTTACATTATTCAATACTCCAGACCGGTATGGTGGAGTTGTTGATAATTACCTCAGGTTAACTCTAGGGCAATCGGCAATCTGTTACTGCTGTAATCAGGTTCATGCAATTGAAACATGTCGCGCTTTTAATGAAGCTGGAATATCGGCTAAGTTTGTCGTATCTGGGATTAAAAAGGATAAAGAGGAGTATCAGGTATTAAAAGATAATTTGCAGTACACGTCCAGTAGAAAGACCATTTTTGACGAATTTAGACGGGGTGAGTTTAAAGTACTCTGTAACGTAAGTGTTGCCACGACCGGTACAGACCTGCCAATAGCGTCGGTGTGTATTTTAAACATGGCTACTCTTAGTTTGACGAAGTACCTGCAAA